CCGATACCGGTTTCTCAATGGTTTCCCATTCCGCGCGAGTAAGCTTATTTTGATAAAGTTCCATATTACTTGTTATATTTAAAAATAAATACTACAATATTATTATATCAATTTTATTACATGTTATAATAATTTGGGGGAAAATGGTATAATATCATCCCCTTTGAAGATAATAGAATGTTCTCACAATTTTTTAAAAAACCTATATCTCGGGTTTCTTTTGAAGATATGCAATTTATAATTCAGAATACAGATGAATTTATATTAATAAATACATTACCTATCAATGAACAACAATATTTAATATCATCCACTCTTCCATCTGAAAAAGAAGAACTGACAATCAATAAGTTATTATCTAATTATGAAACGAGAACAAAACATATTATTATATACGGTAAAAACGCAAACGACGAATCTGTCGAACAAAAATATAATCAAATTATAGGATTGGGATTTTCATATGTGTTTATTTATTCAGGAGGGATGTTTGAATGGGTCCTGTTGCAAGATATATATGGAATAGACGAATTCCCGACAACCAAATATAATCGAGATATCTTAAAATATAAAACAAATAGGTCAATTACGGCGAGATTATTGTTGTGAATCTTGACTGAATGAAAAAATTGATTCGAAATGATTACGGTTATCTACTAACAATTAAATCATATTATACTATATAATGAATCGTCCAGTTATTATTTCGATTGAGGGGAACATTGGTGCAGGTAAAACAACCGCTATCGAATATCTTGAAAAACATATGTATTTCAATATGAAAGAAAAGGACAACAGCATTCTATTTTTGAGAGAACCGGTAAACGTGTGGGATACTATCAAAGACGCCTCTGGTGAAACTATTTTAGAGAAATTCTATAAAGATAGTGATAAATATGCTTTTGCATTTCAAGTTATGGCATATGCTACCAGAACTGCCAACGTTAAAAATGCTATTAAAAATAACCCAGAATGTAAAATTATTATTTGCGAGCGTTCTCTTGAAGCAGATAATAATGTATTTGCAAAAATGCTCAGGGATGATGGTAAGATTGAAAATATTCAATACCAAATATACGAACACTTCTTTCACGCCGGAAAAGACGATTTGAAAACAGACGCCATTATCTATGTTGATTCTTGTCCAGCAGTATGCCACGCCAGAATTAATAAACGTTCTCGTGAAGGCGAAGGGGGTATCAGCTTGGAATATTTACAATCTTGCAGAGATTATCACGACAAATGGTTAATAGACGACCCTTCTATACCAGTGTTAAGAATCGATACGAACGAAGACGTCAGTTATGACCACAAAGACCCTTGTGATAAAGGGAAAGTATGGTTAGAAACAATGGAGGATTTTATTCGCGGACATCCTATGTGCAGCGAGTAAATATATATATAAATTATTATCAATAAATAATAAAAAACTTTATTATTTATATTTTTATAGGTCAAATTTCACAACTATTTTTACAGTTTCCTTTTTAATACATTTAACTGCTGATACTGATAGTTCTTCTCGTTTCTTTCTTGTTTTCGTATTATTAATGAGGTCGCTATTACATCTATTTTTCGATGTGCTATTGCGATTAATCATATCTTGTTCAATCTGTGCATAGTTTTGTTCAATATAACCAATAATATCATTAGTAATCGCCCATTTAAAAAAATTTAACTGACAAATCGTAGTTTCCATATGTTTATCATTAAACGGGACTGATATTCTTTCAGTTCGACAAAACGGGTCAAATCGTTTTTTGGAATATGATTTCAACTTCAACTTATAATCATTGAATACTTTGAAACGCGTTTGCTTAATATTATCACCTTTATTGAGAGGAACATCATATATTGTATAATTCTTTTTTGCATAGTTGGTAACAAACCAATCTATGATTCGTAGAGATATTTTGCTTTCTCCGTTTATTACATCGATAATAATCTGGAGGTTTTCCGTATTTTTGTAAAATTCATTTAGACTTTTCATTATTAATTCATTTTGTGTTTGTAGGGTTGCAGAACAATATACACTCATTTATTATTAAACATATATTAATATTTATGCAGTTTTTACGATAATATATATATTATTATATATACAATGCAAACAATTATTGGAAATAATATGAATAATTTTTTTAAAACTTTAGAAGAAGAATCTCTCACAAATAATATTTCCAAAATATCGTTTATTTTTATTGCATTTCTGGTTATAGCTGGTGGTTATACTACACAGATATTTTCATGCAGCACCCAACGGTTTTTAAGCAGTAATATATACGGAAAACATTTCATCGGTATCGGTCTCATATTCGTTTTTATTATGCTTGAAGGTGGGTGGGATTTTGATAAAACGGAACAAGACAAACATAGTGTTGATTGGTCAAATGGCAATTGTATAGATAGCTCGTTATACGCTATTGGTATTTATTTGATTTTATTACTGACTTCTAAAATGCGATTAGGATGGAATACTTTATTATTTGGTCTATTATTTATTTTGTATTTTGTAAACACACAAAGACTGTATTATTTTAATCGTAATCGCATTAATAAAAATATTAATCAACAATTAATTTATGGTGAAAAGAAGGTATTATACACATTGCCTTTCATTTTAACAGTGGGAGTTGTCGATTATTTTTTGTATAAGAAAGCACAACTCGGTAAAGATTTTAGTTTGTATTTATTTTTCTTAGGTAATGCTGCTTGCCGACATCTATAAAATTGATACATTATTCATATGATAATCTAATTACAATTATTTAGATTATTATGTTATCATTTTTGAAATATGTATGTAATTCTTGCATATCAAAGCACGATATTGAAGACGACATCCTAAACTCGAATTGGAACTCGGTGCAGCAGTTCCAACCCCATGTTAAATTTGGAAAGGTAATCAAAGTATATGACGGCGATTCTATCACCATTGCTGCAAAACCTTATGAAAATTACCCGATTTATCGCTTTTCAATTCGATTAAATGGTATTGATACCCCCGAACTTCGCACTCATAACGAAGAAGAGAAAAAACACGGATATATAGCTCGAGACGCACTGAAGGACAAAATACTGGACAAAATAGTGGTTCTAAAAAATGTGAATAGTGAAAAATATGGGAGAATATTGGCAGATGTTTATCTGGATGATGAAAATATATGCGACTGGATGCTTACACAAGGGTATGCTGTTAAGTATGACGGAGGGACAAAAATCATACCAAAAGAATGGTTAGAATAATTCACATTTTATAAATATTTAATGATTATCAAATATTTATTTTTATTTTATTTTATTTTTAATGCAAGCAAAAAGCAAAGGATTACAATGCTTAATTGCTGTAAGCAGGACCAGCCATGCCAGACATTACACGAAGCACGTTGTAATTAACGGCATACACGCGAACCTTGGCGGTATTGACACCGGAAACAGTTCCAGAGGAAAGAACAAGCTGAAGAACAGCGTTGTCAATACGAGAGAAATTGCAACTTCCAGAAGGTTGATGTTCCTCAGGGCGAAGGGCGAAAGAGTAAACATTAATACCAGCATCGGGAGCACGGGTGTGGTGCTGGAAAGGCTGGACAACATCGAAGTATGAACCCTCACGCTCGGAGAAGCGGTCCTGACCGTTAAGCTGAAGCTTGGCAGTGACCACAGGGTTCTCACCCCAACAATGCATGTCAAGGGCAGTCTCGGCAAGAACGAATGTTCCGGCGTCAGAAAGACTGGAACCAGCATCGGTGGCTCCGTTCCACGAGGCAACACCACCGGCAGAGGCAGCACCGGCATCTGCCATCTGGAAGACATTTCCATCGGTAGAGATGAAGGCATCAGCTCCAGATGTCTGGTCAGCACCACCGAAGGCGTGTAGTGCGTTGGGAAGAGCATCAATCGCATCAGTGTAATTGAAAGGCTGGGCACCAAGGGTCTTGTAAAGGGTTTGACCACCTTCCAAAGACGCGCAGTAATCAACATTGGCATCAGGCTGAACAACCCATACAAGCTCCTTACAGGGGTGGTTGAAGTTAAGCTTGATCTTGTTGGAAGAAGAACCAACAGACTCATCTCCAGTGAATTGAACCTGCTCAATCAAATACTCATGAGGGTTCTGAGCCATCTTGCGACGCTCATCTGTGTCAAGGAAGATATAGTCAACATATAGAGAGGCGGCAACAAGAGATTGTTGGTAGGCCTGGCTAACAGACTGGGTTCCGGTGGTCTCGGAAAGAGACTTAACAGCCCATAGGCACTCGCCGATAGGACGGAAATCAATGTTGATCTTAACCTCGTGGTATTGAAGAGCAATAAGAGGAAGAGCAAGTCCGGGGTTGCGGCAAAACCAGAATTGAAGGGGAACGTAAAGAGTGGTCTCAGGAAGGGCGTTGCGAGGAGCGCACACCTGGGCGGGACCACCAGCGGCGGCACAGGGACCAGACACGTTAGCGAATCCGGGGTCGGTAATGTAGGTAAGCTGGGTGGTGTTTCCGATCATCTTGTAGTAGCCAGCCTGTTGCTCCTTGGAAAGAGTAACCTGGTTCCAGATGTGCATCCAATCACCATATTGACGGTCAATACGCTGACCACCAATCTCAACCTCAACCTGGGCAACAAGTTGCTCACCGATGAAGTCCAACCAACGGGCATATACAGCACCGCTTGTTCCCTTCATGTCCTGATCAATCTGGGGAAGAGTGACCTGAAGGTAGGTGCGGTATGCAAGATCACCATTACGGCTGATTGTGCATGTCACACGGCGACCAAAATCAGCCTGTCCGGAGAAGGTCTGCTCAATGCTCTCCATGGCAAAGTTGGTGTGGCGTCTGTAAGACACCTTCCAGAAAGTAATCTCGGGGGTTCCGGTTAGAAAAACGTCTTGTGCGCCATAGGCGACTAGTTGCATAAGTCCTCCAGCCATTTGTCTGTAGTTATACAATAGCTTAAGAAAAGAATCTCAGAAAAATACGTATAATTAATTCATTTATTTTTGCCTAAATAAATGAATTGGATTTGCAAAGCAATCACGTGTGCATACCTATTATTTTAATTACATATATTCTATACGTCATTATCGAAACAATGTTTTTATTTTTGTCTATTTTTTGTAAATGATGCTGCTAAAATATAAACTCTTATTTTTCACTCTTATTTGAAACGCAGCGAAATTTTGAACTCCTTTTTTGTCCAGGTTTGCACGGTTTTAAACATCTACCCGTGATTGGGTTCAGCTCTTTTCCTTGCTTACTACAAACTTCTTTTGTATTTTTCTTCGTTTTTCTATTGGATGTTTTTTCTTTTTTTGTTTTTACACAACGAAATTTGTGGTTTCGTTTTTTATCATATTTACACGCAACCATACATTTTTTCGTTGCGGGGTTATAGTCTGGTTTGCCAGACGGACATTTCGGATTGCTACGGTTCAAACTTGACACCGATAATGTGTCCGCTAATTCTACATTTTCTTTCGTTGGACTCGGTGTTCTAGCTACAATTTTATGATTGACCAATAATTTTCGATAATCTTTTAGCAACTCACCATAATCTGTTTTTCGTATTTGCAAATCTTTTTTTGTATATGCAAGAAATAACCTCACAGCCTCCTTCAAAAATGGTTGATTATATGTAGATGTTTTAAACATATGCATGAACAATTCTACCAGTGCCATCGATAATGAGTATCCATCAAATGACGTAGCCACTTTTCGTATGAATTCATTATAAGGAATTTTGCGGTATGTTTTACATTTCGGGTCGGATTCATAATCATCTTTATTCGCACAACTTAATTCTGTTGGAAAATTGCCCCACGATATAGCCATTTCGTTATCACTTCTCTCAGCTTGCCTTATAAAATCGTTTATTTTTTCCATCAACCCAAAATCAATGATTTTTGACTTGCCAGTTTGTATATTATACACAATATTAGCCAACTTGATATCGTGATGTAAAATATTGTGTTTTACGAAAAACTCGACTCCTTCTATCAAATCTGTTATGGAAACTAAAAATACTTCTTTATCCGTTATTGACAGCGTAGAAAAAACGTTTCTAACAAATTGATGTAGGTCTACACCACCGTCCTCCAATAATAATATTGACAACCCTTCTAAATTATCTTTGTAGATACCTTCTAATCGCACTGGCTTAGAACCACAATTGTCAACCAATTTTTTTAGTG